CTGATGATGTTCCATGTGCAAACTGAATGTGACCATGAGAAGGGTGATGATCTTTGTAATCTTCTTCCCACTCATCCTCTATGCCATCTGGCAATGCAAGGTAGCCTACGCAAGAAAGTTTAGAACCCGTATGAATATGTAACGGGTTGTATTCATTTTCATACTGACGTACAAACCAAGCAGAGATTACCTGCACACCATAGTCATACTTTTCAATATCTACGTTACGTGCGCCAAATGAATTACGCAACTCGCTATAAGAATGATATTGACCAATAAAGTTGCTAAGACCCTTTGTAGCAATACCTGTAGCTTCATCTGTAAACGCTAGTTCTTGCTTGACTTTTCCAACTAAATAGTCGGAATAGTCTTCTAGGTTGTCATCTATGCAGTTGTTTAGCCCGTCCACCATTTCTTGTGGCATTTTAAAGTAACCCATTGTAGGGCCAAACGGACTAATAAACTGTGTGTCTTCTTGAGGAGTAAATATGTTGCTCATCGTGCGGAACCTGATACATCATAGATAAACTTACCACTACGAATGGCTTCCATAATTTCGTCTGCCATCTTTTCGTATTGTGCTGGGTTCATCTTCTGTACTTGAGACTCACGCAGGTAGCTATCAGCTTCGCTATCTTGAGGTTTACTCCTCGTAGCTTTTGTCTTAACTGTCTCAGCAGCACCCTTATTATTCTTCTTCTTAGGTTCTTTGCTAATTCCTCTGTCTGCTTTGTATAAGTCAATTGCTCTTGCGGCTGATCTTGCATCATTATCATTCTCATACAGTGCATCTTGTACCCATTTAGGCTGCTCATCTGCCCACTCGTGGAAGTCATCGCTGTCTCGTATCTCATCAAAGTCAGGATGCAGTTGCATTAGTTGTGCTTCAGCTTTTTCTTTGGTAGCAGAGTTTTGCATCTCATCAATTGTTTTTAGACGCTTTTCAAGTTCTGCAGACTGCTCACGTGCTTTCTTCATCGCTATTGTTTCAACAATGGCTGCTACATCAGGATACTCTTTTGCCCACTCTTCAATGTCATCATCCGACTTGGGCAGCTTCATTTCTTTTTTAGTAGCAGCAGAGAGTTGTGACTTTAGTTCTGCAAGTTCAGCCTTAAACTCTTCTGATTGTTTTTGTTGATGTCGGCGTAAATCAGAATAACGCTTCTTAAATGTTTTTTCTTCTGCGCCTTTGGGTTCTTCTTCAACCTCTTCTGGTTCTTCTACTTCACCCTTTTGTTCTTTAATAAGTTGTTCTAGTTCTTCTTCATCTTTCTTATTGCGTTCCTCACTTGTGTAAGGCCGTGCCATCATAGATACTTTTTTTGGTGACTCTACCACCATTTCTTTTTGTTGTGCTTCTTCAGCCATGTTTAGTCTCCTTGTTGGGGCCACCGTAGCCACACTGTCGGGCGTGGGGGATGAGTAGCCAACATATTTAGCTTTTTAACGTGCAGCTAAACCACGTCTAGGTCTGTTAGGCTCTGTATTTATTACAGACATTATCTCACTTCCAAGAACACGTCCTATAGCACGAATTTGTGGTGTGCCAGCCATACCCATCAATACTTCACGGTCTTCATCATTAAGATTGTCAAATCGTCTTTGTACAAGACCCTGATAATCTTCTAGTGTCATTTCTTCCATGTTGAAATCTTTCCTACAATATAACAAATAGGCTCAAGTATAGAGCGTTCAATAGCACCTACAAAGTGTCTTTTACCTTTTTTCTGCAACCAAATATCAGCAGTACGCCTACGAGCAATGCCCTCTAGACTTTTACGAACAATTATATTGTACCATTTTTTATCGTTATATGCAACTTTTATTAGTGGTTTGAATATATAATGATATCCCCTTTGATAAGCTGGGTCCATATTTTTACTATGTTGTAACCAAATAGCTTGACGAAAAGAACCAAATCCGTATGCATTATTCATTGCAGTGCAAACAATTTTATCCCTTGTATCAGCTTTTTCTTGTGCGCCAGAAGACTGACCACTGTTAACATTAGTTTGTGTTTTTTTAGACCAATCGTGGTCATTATCATAGTAAATGTTACCACCTTTATCTACATTGGTGGCTGTGCCTTGATCGTCTCTAATTTTAGATGCATTTTCAATTCCAACTTTTTCAGCTAAATTAACACCTGCTTTATTTGGCCTAGAGTTCTTTTCTAAATTTTCTTCACGTGTGGACCTATCAATAATGTCAAACTCTTTATCATATTTACCTGAACGCACGTCAGCACGATATTGTTTAGGATTACTCTTTTTAGCATCATCTAATTTATTTCGTGCATCTGTTTTTCTAGCAGTAGCAGGACTCATAAAATCAACACCCATACGCCTAGCTTCAGCACGTCTAAATGCTTGTGCATCTTCTGCATCCTGTGATGATGCAGAACTTGCAGTAGCCGCTTCTTTAATTAAATCATCAACTATTTTCTTTCTCGTAAGAGTAAGTTGATTTTTAATAGCATCATCTCCCTCTGATTCAATCTTAGCAACAACTGCTTTTGCTGCATTTCTAGCTTCAGGACTAAACTGGCTAAAGTCTACATTTTTAGGCAGTATATTATTTTCTGTAGGAAAGTTTATTATTCCTTTTCCTTGATCTGCCAAAATGGTAATATATTCTAGTTTTTGTTTATTACTTAATGTGCCATCTTTATCCATAAAGGATAGAATTTCTTGTGCTTTTTCTCCCGCAAAGTATTTTGCAACATCACCTACATTAGCCTCACGTAGAGCTTGTTCAGTTTGAGAAAGTGTGCTAGTTTGACCTAGTGTAGTTTCAACTCGTGGGTTAGTAGTAATATTAATATCTTCAGATGCGGCGGCTTCTTGTGATGTTAAATTATTTGATACTCTATCTACAGACGTAACAGGTGATGGTAAAGTGGCATCTTCTACGGATTTACCAATTAAATCCTCAATACTTTTGTCACCAATCATATTTCTAAGGCCAGCTAAACTTGCAGGAGTAATGCCTTGGTCATACATTTCTTGAGTAACTTGAAATTCGCCTTTACCACGGTTTGTAGTTCCTAAAAATCCTCTTTGTTCTCCCGTCACTGGATCAAAGTAGTTTCCTTGCCCATCTGCAATAGTACCATCTTGCATAATAGTACCACTCTCTTGATTTCCTCCAACAAGACCTTTTGTTAGAAAACCTAAAATAGCTTCACCCGTGCTTTGTTCTTTTGTATAACCAAGGTTTTTTGCAGCCTTTTTACGTTCACTCATTAACTTTTGTCGTTCAGCAGTATATGCATCCACTTCAGGTGTGCCACCATCTTTTTCAGTTTGTTGTTGTTGTGAAACTTGTTGTACGGGTGCAGGAGTACTTACAGGATCAGGTGTAGGTGCTTGATACTCGCTTTCAAGTACAAATCCAGCAGGGGGTGGGTACATAAGATTACCCTGTCCATCTACAGGTATCATAAGAATTGCACCTGTTTCTGGATTTATATATTTACGTGGTTCACCTGCAGCGGGAACAAATTGCTCAAAGGTGGGAAGAGTATCAATCGTAGGTGCAGTAGGTGTTGTTTGTTGTACCGGGGGAGTATATGGTGTAAATTGATTTTGTTGAGGTACATTATATTGTGGAGTATAATTTGCAAAACTAGACTGCTGTGTTTGCATAGGTAGGTTTGGTGCTACATAGCCACCAACCTGCATTTCTCTAGGTTCATCGTCTAGTTCTAAATCTTCAAAGTTAAATGGTAAATCGTCAGGAATAGTAGCTTCTTCGCTGTTACCTAGCTGACCCATTTCTTCCATAATTTTAAGGCCAATCTTAGCTTCTTGTCGTAGCTGCATCATCTTATCTAAACCATGATAACGTACTACATCTGCTGGCATAACAAACTCGCCTTCACTAAGCTGTGCGGGAATATCATCTCGCACTTCTTCTTGTGTAGAGCCGGGTGGCACGTCATTGCCAGACACGGGGTCTATTGTGCCACCTTCGTCTATAAGACCGCCATCATCAAACATGCTCATTTGTTTATCCATAACTGTGCCACCTTCGTTAAAAACTGTTTTAGTTTCTTTTAAATTTTTTAAACCCTCTATGGGTTTTCCTGTTCTAATTTTTAAACCACCTTTTGGTCCAACTTGTTTTGCTTCTGATATTTTTATTTTTTGTGCATTTTTTGCTAAAACAAGTGGTCCTACTTGAATTACCTCTTCAGCAGACTTAATTGGCATATTTGTATCTTTGTCATAAAAAAAACCATGACGAAAAGGATTATACCCAACTTGAGTCCAACTTTTATCTTTAATTACTTGTCTAGCGTATTCCTCTACATTTTCAGGTTCGGCATTAATATAATCTCCAAAAATTCTAGCTATAGTGCTTTTATTGGTTTTTCTAGCTGATATGCTAGCCGCCCCCGTAGGGGAACCCTTAAACTCTACGTTTTTTAATACTGCAGTTTTACCATATCCTAAGATATCTCCGCTTAAAGACTCTCTTCCTTTTTTGTCAAATGCGTCATGTAAAGATACGACCCATTTATCAAATCTTTCGTAAGCAGGTATATCTAAACGAGAAGCAACTCTAGTTCCATCTTTTACAGTTTTATTTAATCCTATGATACCTTTAGCAGATTTATCTTTATCTAACGCACCTACTATTTCTGTAAAAGAAGGAACCTCTGGAACTTCATTAATCTTTACAATGGGCATGTTTTCTTTAACAACAGACCTATATTGTTTTCCTGTTATCTTACCCTCTAATAAATCATTTGCGGCTTTTTCTACATCAGGATTTTGTTTTTGGGGTTTTGGATTAGGATTTTGTTTTTTCCAAGTTTCAAGGCTGTCGGTATCTTTAAGCATATTAGTTGCTACATCCGCGTCTTTTTTACGTAACTTTTTTGCGGCTGCACGCAGAGGTTTATTAAGTATATCACCTGCACCGGGTATCATACCTATACCTAAAGCAGCAGTTCCTATAGCTGCACTGCCGTAAGAACCTTCTCCAATATAATCTGCTACTTCTTTAGCAAGCATTGCCTCGCCTACGCCGGGAATTGATTCAGCAGCAAACATACCGATATCTTTTGCTTCTGCTACACCCTCCTCAACCATGCGCTCCGCACCTTTAGAACGGCGGCGAGGATTACCTGCTACATTAGATTGTGGAATAGCTTTTTCTGTTTGATTACTAACGCTACGTTCCATTTGCCTCTTCTCTAAGTTGTTTTAACTTACGCAGTGCTAATACTGCGCCTTGACATCTATATAGTATTGTAGAGTGTTCTGATTGTTCCATTGACTTATGTTGATCTTCAATCATAATATCAATTAAATTATTGAATGCCTCCCATTGGGGCTTGCTGTTGACCATCGGTTTGAGGCGGCTGACCACCTGCTTGCGGTATTTGTCCTGCTGCATTTGCACTAAATCCTTGTTCTCCCGGCACAGGAGCTTGTCCAGTGCCTATTGTGCCGCCACCTGCACCTGTAGGGTCTAACGGGTTAGCTGCTGCCTGTGGGCCTTGTGGACCCGGTTGTGGCAGTTCCTGTTGGAACCCTTTCATAATCTCTGCCTGTAGTGCGGCTTCATCCATATTGTTGGTTACTTTGTCAGGGTCTAAGTCCATAGACTTTGCAATCTCACGAATTACATATTGGAACTTAGCAAAGGGTGCTAGTGCTGGGCTGCTTGCAATCTGCAAGAACTGCATCAAACGCTGGCTGCGTACTTCGTTAGCCATAAGGCTTTCTGTTCCACGTGCTTTAACTTCTAAGTCACCCTTAATTTCTTTGTCAAAGTCAAACTGCATGTTAAAGCGAAAGAAACCTTCTCCCAATGGACGCAGTAGATAATCATCTACGTTTTTGATAACTGTCTTCGTGCTGCCTTGTGCTGCACCCATGAGCATAGAAATACCAGATGCAGTACGACCCACGCCTGTTACTCCTGTCTGCCCATGTGCAAACGATGGGAAGCCTGTGCTTTCATCTGCTAACACACGTGCCTTATCAAATAACATCATATTCTCTTGTGACACATTAGGAAACTTAGTACCAAAGATAGCCTGACCCGGTGCGCCACCTTGCCTACGAAATATCTTGCCCGGATACAGTGACAAGTCTTGACCCGGCACAAGGTTTGTTTCATCTACCTCTACAATTAAGTTGCCTGACAACACAGCATTATCAACAGCCATACGCATAAAGCCATTCATCAATGTCTGTGTATCATCCATGTTCTCTGCAATACCAATACCAAAGAACGAATATGGGTTTAGTTCATATGGTGAGGCGTGATATGGAATTTTGCTAGGCTTAAACGGGTTAAGAACCATGCGAATAAGTTTATTATTACACACCCAAATGTTTGCTTGAAGTTCGTCAAAGTCTTGCAGTTCTTTTGGTATTTCTACTCCTTGATCTAAAAGCATTTCAGTATCACACATACCCCAATATTCAAGAACTTCAAAACGATCAATACCGTGTTCAGGTGCATAGTCAGATAGATCATCTTCCCAATACTTTTTAGTATAGTTTTCACCTATCATAACACATTCATCAATTACTGCACTACGAAAGTATGGGCGTTTTTTAAGACTACGCAATTGTGACCTTGACATCTTATGTCTTTGTATTACGAACTGCGCTTCATCCATGTTATTCGCATCAGGGTCTGGATAAAAATCCCAACATGATACATGTTCAACTTGTGGAACGGTTTTAAACATTGGGCTATATTCACCATCATCTCCCCAACTTGGATATTCTTTGTCTGTAGCAAATGGACCTTTCATTACGCCCGTGCCAAACAATGCCATCTCAAACGCAGCATTGCGTAGATGTTTAGATGCTCCCGACTCTTCTAACTGGTCATGTATTTTCTTTTGCATCTTTTTAGCCGCAATCATAGCAGGGCTAAATGTAATTGCCGTAGGTGTTTTACCCGGACCTTCTTTAAGTTTATCTTGTACAGGCTCTAGTTTGTTTTGTACTACACCTAACTTTTCTTGTAGTGTCTGTGCAGTAGCACCCGGCTCTAAGTCATTACCATCACCAGCAAAACCATATGGGCTAGTAGACAATGAAGTTTCTCCACGCAGTTGTTCTGGCTCTTGCGGGTCAAAGCTAACGTCTTCTACCACACCTTCTGGTAATTCAGTAGGCTCTACAGATAAAGGAAAACGCTGGTTAGCAAACAAAACATCTACAATCTGTCCATAAGCTGCCAACGTCTTTGTCTTTGTTACTTTAATAAATACACGAGACTTCTCTGCTTCAGTAAACTGTACATCTGGTCCATACAAGCCACGGTAGTTACGATATGCTCGTAGCCATCTTTCTTCATCCTGATAACGATAATCTTCTGATCGTGAGTATCGGTCCATAATAAATGGAATCATACCTGCTACATCGCTATCTTCCGTTACAGAATCATCTGTATCTTCTAATGCAATGGCATCATCTTCAATCATAATTTCATCTTCGTTCATGGTGTTTCCTTAATACCCAAAGGTGCTGTCTGCAACAGGCATACTATTTTGTGGGCCATGCCCTGTATTAAAATCAAATATACTAAATCTTGGTCTGGACATTATACCATATCTCAACGCATCATACAAGTGGTCTTCACTATGTGTATCAATGTCTTCTGGATTTTTTTTGTCCAAAGGGATGGCTGGTAGTTGTGATATTGTATTTGTGCAGCTATTAAAAAATACAAGTCTAGGCTCCTCTGTAAACTCATCTACCTGCAAACGTCTGTGTATTTCATTTTTACCTGCCACACGACTACCACGGCTTCTATCTGATGGACGCCAACGACATCCTCTGTTTATCATCTGCTCTGCTAAAGAAGGTCCAGTATCACCACGCTTATGCCAAAGAGAACTGTCCAATACGCCGTACTTAATACTTCCATCACCAGCCTCTAAATCAAGTATCATATCTGCCAAATCTGTGGCAAGGACTTTAGAGACATACAGTTCTCTATATACGATAAGCTGCTCATCAGGTGCGACAGCAAACCAAATAACCCCAGACTTACTACCGTAACCATAATCGCAAGCCCTAAACTTAACCCAATTGTTAGGTATATCAAAAGGCTCAACAACATGAATGCTGCGGTCAAACTCAGTAAACGCCGCACCCTCTTTAATATCCCAATCTCCGTCAAGGAGTTGTCTTCTTTGCTGCTCTGGCATGGAGAGTAGCATTGCTTCGTAGTCACCCGACTCTGCCAGATAAGGATTGTCTGATAATCTTGCTGGGATAAACCGCCTTTTAAATAGTGGCCTTCCAGCTTTCGCATGTCCTGCTGGGTATCGTAATACCTCTCCTGTTTCTGAATCTGTTGCATCAAACGGCCTGTTATACGGTGCAGGGTCAATAAACATTTGTTTGACCCAATGATGACCTCTACCGCCGGGGTTAGTCGTAGCCCTCATATAAATTGGCAAATCTGGTGCAGTGGACCGTAGACGTGACCGCATGTAATTCCATGCATATGGTGTGGACCATTGTGTTAACTCGTCAAACCCTATCCAGCTAAACGCCAG